CCGGCGCATGCTGAGCCGAAAGATACCACCAAGAAAGCCACCAAAAAGACGACCAAGAAAACCAAGGCTGCTGCGAAACCCGTAGCAAAAAAGAGTGCCAAGAGGTTCGATTGCATATGTAGCACGCTGAAAAAGCTCCCGGTCAAAGGCGCTTCAATCGAACAGGTTGCCAAACTTGCCAACTCGAAGTATATAAAGGCTGGTGGCAAGGACAATGCGAAACAGACTGTGTGGCTCCTCCGCGCCTGTGTTTTGCCCGCACTCGTACACTTCGACATCGTCAGGGTAGAGAAGGGCAGAATCTTCCCGAGCAAGTAGTGTTATTACGACAATCAAATCGATTCATGTGGTGCTCTTAGTTTCGACTATTAGCACCACATTTCATTTAGTGCGATAATATTATTAAAGGTTTATTTTTGTCGAATCGTTAACCGAAAACGTCTGTTAGTAAGGGGAAATGACAATGTCCAAAATCAAGCGAGAGCAATTATTGAAAGAACTGAATTCGGTTGTCCCTGGTTTGTCTGAGCGTGAAATCGTCGAACAGTCGTCATGTTTTGTATTCAAGGATGGAAAAGTCTACACATTCAATGACGAAATAGCTTGCTGGGCTAGATCCTCTTTGGGCATCACTGGGGCGGTGTCCGCCAAAAAGCTGATTAGCCTCTTGCAAAGTATGCCCGAAGAAAATCTAAATATCACCACATCCAAAAAGGGCAAGCTGATCATCAAGGGAATGCACAAACAGGCTACATATGCTCTCGAATCTAAAATCGCCCTGCCCATTGAATCTATCAAAAGCCCCAAGACATGGAAATCCCTGCCATCTGATTTTCTTGAAGGCTTATCGTTGGTGGCTGATTGTGCAGGCCGTGACGAATCCAATTTTGTTTTGACTTGTATTCATATCGCACCAGAAAAACTTGAAGCCAGCGACAATACTCGTCTAGCTAAGTTCAACACGAAAACCGATGTGCGACGATCTATGCTTATCCGCAAAGATACCGTCAAACATCTAATAACTGCTCAGGTGACCAAATTTGGAGAGACAAAAGATTGGGTTCACTTCCGCCGCAATAACGGCCCAATCATTTGCTGTCGTCGATACACCGAAAGCTTTCCTGACTCGGACGAAGGTTTTAAAATCAGTGGAAAAAAAATGACCTTGCCGAAAGGACTAGAAAAGGCTGCGCGCCGTGCTGCTATTTTCAGCGCTGACAATCCAGAGGACAGTGACATATTCGTTACACTCACTACCAACCGGGCCTTAGTTCGGGGCACTGGCACAGGTGCGGAATTTCAGGAAATCAAAAAGATAAAATATGTAGGGAAGCCATTGACCTTTTTGATTTCACCTACACAACTAATAGCATTAACCCATAAACACAACAGCTGTATTGTATCACAAGAAAAGCTGAAAGCCACAAGCGGACAATTTGAATTTGTAGCGGCTTTGGGCGTAACTCCTCAAGAAAGCGATGCTGAATAATGTGTGCTTTACGCTCTACACGAACTCGAATTATCTGCGGCGATAGTTTGAAGGTATTGCCAAAATTGCTTCCAGCCAAACTTGTGTTTGCTGATCCTCCAGACAATATCAAGGCTCCATACAGAGGCTTTGATGATCATTGGAAGAGTAAAGAAGCATACCATGAGTGGCTCAAAAGGATGATGAAAATTGGAGTGTATAGCAGCGAAATCTTTTGGATGAGCTTTAACTGCGCACACAACTCCAGTGCATGGTCATCAAGTAGGCACTTTGAGTACAGAGGAAACTTGGTGCGGGAGATTATCTGGCGGTATACTTTTGGTCAGCACAACAAACACGATAGTACGGGTGGCTATCGGCCCATGATCCGCATTAGCAATCCCGAAGCCAAACTCTATCCAAATGCTATCCGAGTTGAATCATGGAGACAGAAGCACAACGACCCACGAGCTAATCCAGATGGGCGTGTGCCTGACGCCGTGTGGGAATTCCCGCGTGTAGTTGGCAATGCAGAAGAACGGGTCAAATGGTCCGTTACACAGCACCCCCAGAAGTTAATGGAACGGATAATAAGACTTTGCTGTGTGCCCGGCGATACTGTGATTGACATGTTTGGGCACAGTTTTACTACAGCGCGTGTATGTAAACGCTTGGGTATCGATAGCATATCCATCGAGATAAGCCCATACTATTGCCGCAAAGGTGCCAAGGAGTTGGGGTGTAAAGTTGAATATGCAGAGGACGTGTAAGCGATGAAAAAAGGATTCTTTTCCACAAACGACATATCCACATCTAAATCGATGAGTACCACACCCCGATGCGGTCTATGCAAATTACATCGAACGTGTATACATCCCAAGATGCCGCCTACAGGTAAAGGGCGAAAGCGATTGTTGTTTGTAGCTGAAGCTCCGGGTCGTTTGGAAGACGAAAAAAACACACAATTGATCGGAAAATCTGGACAGTACTTGCGTTCGAGGTTGAAACGTTATGGCATAAACTTAGATGTGGATGCCCAAAAAACAAACGCTGTGATTTGTCGTCCCCCAAAAAACGAAACACCAACAAGCGCTCAAATTGCAGCATGTCGTCCTAACGTGCTGAGAGAGATAGAAAGTTTTCAACCCACCTGTATCATATTGTTAGGTGCCACTGCTGTTGAATCTGTAATACCTATCTTTTGGAAAGACAAAATCGACGCATTCTCACGATGGACTGGATGGCATATACCTATACAAAATAAAAACGTTTGGATATGCCCCACTTATCATCCCTCATATATACTACGCAAACCAGGAAAACAATACACAATGCTTTTTAACCGGCATATCAAAGCGGCAATCAAACTGCAAAAACTACCATGGGTAAAAGTACCGGATTATAGTTCGGGAATAGAAATCATCACATCCCCCTCCCAAGCGGGCCGATACTTATATCAACTATATCGATCTAAGCCCGCACACGCCACCTGGGACTTGGAAGCGTCCAGCCTGAAGCCTGATACCCCTGGTGCAGAGATCGTTTGCTGTAGCGTGTGTACGGGCCCACAAACGGTAGTGTTCCCATGGGCTGGCGACGCGGTAGACGAAATGTTAGCGATTCTCCGGAATCCACACATCCGAAAGATAGCAGCCAACAATAAATTTGAACATCGTTGGATTTTGCACAAACATAAGATACATGTAAAAGGTTGGTATTATGACGTGGTGCTTGGGGCGCATGCCCTAGACAACAGGCCAAAGGTAACGGGTGTAAAATTCCAATCGTTCGTACGGCTAGGACAACAAAGTTACAATGATCATATCGAACCATATCTCCGTGCGCCTGCATATAAACTCAACCGAATCCTTCAACTGCCTATTACCGATGTGATGTTGTATTGTGGTATGGATTCGAAAGTAGAAGATGAATTAGCGATAATACAAATACCTGAATTGGTAAAACAAGGAAAGGCTCACCGACGTGCAATGCAAACCCATAACGCATGATGGGTATCAATTGTTTCAACAAGGATCAATTACGCTTGCAGAAATGGAGTGTAATGGATTTTGTATTGATACTGCATATATAGATCGCGCCCAAAAGCACTTAAGTGTAAAAATTCAAGAGCTTACGGCGCGTATGAAAGAGGATAAGGTCTATCGCGTTTGGAAACGAAAGTATGGCCTCAAAATGAACTTTGGTAGTCGTGAACAATTAGGCGATATTGTTTTCAACGAACTTGAACTGGCGAAAGGCACACGAACTGCAACGGGACGGTACAAAGCTGACAAAGCAGCACTTGAAAATATTGACCTGCCGTTTTTAGAATGGTATACAAAACTTGAACAGTTCAAAAAAGCTAAAGGTACATACTTGAACGGAATTCAACGCCATACAGATGCAGAAGGTTTCATTCACCCATTTTTTGGTTTGGATACAGTTAGAACTTTTCGTGGTTCTTGTGCTGACCCAAACCTACAAAATATACCCATTCGAGATCCCATTATTAAAAAACTTGTACGCCGCGCATTCATTCCGCGCGGACTAAATAGACATATTGTGGAACATGATTTTAGTGGCGTAGAAGTCAAAACAGCTGCCTGTTATAATCACGACCCAACACTCATCAGATATATCAAAGACAAAAAATCTGACATGCACCGAGATATGTGTATGCAAATCTATTGTTTGACCATTAAAGAATATACAGATGCCTTACGTCACTGTGCAAAAAATCTGTTTGTGTTTCCTGAATTTTACGGCGATTGGTATCTCAGTTGTGCTCAATCGTTATGGTATGCTGTGCAACGATTACATCTGAAAACAAAAACAGGTGAGGATGTGTTTAAACATCTTCGTCGTCACGGCATTACAAAACTAGGTCGGTGTGTTCCGGGAGAAACCCCTTTACCCCACAGCTTTGAAGGCCATATCAAAAAGGTTGAAAAAGACTTCTGGGAAAACAGATTTCGTGTGTATACAGAATGGAAGTGGGATTGGTGGGAAGATTATTTAGACAGAGGATTCTTTGATACCCTCACGGGCTTTCGTATTTCTGGTGCTATGGATCGCAAGAAAGTCATAAACTATCCAATTCAAGGTAGTGCGTTTCATTGCTTATTATGGTGCCTAATCCGCATCAATAAACTATTACAAAAATATAAGATGAAGACAAAGCTTATTGGACAAATTCACGACAGTGTAATTGCTGATGTGCTACACCGTGAATTGAAAGACTATATTGAAATAGCCCATCAGGTTATGACAATTGATTTACGTAAACATTGGGGTTGGATTATTGTCCCTGTAGGTGTTGATGCAGAAGTTGCACCGATGGGCCGCAGCTGGTATGAAAAGGCGAAGTATAAGCCGTGAAATGCTAAAAAAGGAGAAACGCCATGGAACTGTATCGCAAATTCAGACCAACGAAATTACAAGATGTTTATGGACAACCACAAGCAATCAAAGCACTACAGGCCATGGTGATCAAGAAAAAAATACCCCATGTAATGATGTTTTCAGGTCATTCTGGATCAGGGAAAACTACAAGTGCCCGAATAATGCGGCGGCACATCAAATGTGGGATACCTGATTTTTCAGAAATGAACTGTGCCGATATTCGAGGCATCGATGCTGTCCGGGATATTCGCAAATCTATGCACTTGAAACCTATGAATGGTACGTCCAAGTTATGGCTGATTGATGAAGCCCACAGACTAACGGGTGGCGCCCAAGAAGCCATGCTCAAAATATTGGAAGATGTGCCATCTCATGTTTACTTCATTTTGTGTACTACCGATCCAAACAAGTTGACACGAACGGTACGTGACCGATGTTTCCCAGTCAAATTCAAACCGCTAAATGCATCTGCTATTGAACAATCACTTCTGTATATTGAAAAGCAGATTGAAACACGAATAGACAAAAAGGTTCAAGCCACAATTATCGAACAAGCTGACGGGTCTGCCCGCCGTGCCATCGAAATGTTGGAAGGTGTTGTACTCCTGGCCGACAAAAACGAACAACTAGAATGGTTGGAGGGTGCGGCTGAAGAACAACGACAAATTATAGACCTATGCCGTTTGTTGTTCAGCTTCAAAACGGATTGGAATAATACATCTGGGCTCTTAACAGCATTGGCATCATCTGATGCCGAATCTATTCGATGGGCTGTGATTGGATATGCCCGCGCCATCCTGCTAAAAAACAATCATCGAAAATTACAACAACGTGCTTGTCGTATTATTCAGACGTTTGAAGGTAATTTCTACGACAGCAAACATGCAGGATTAGCAATGGCCTGCTACCAAATCGTTGTTGAAGATTAGCAGATCGATAATATAGGTAGAAACAAAAACAGATGTATGGAGATAACTATAGTGAAGACAAGTGCTAAAAGAATTTTGAACCCAGATCCGACACAATTAGATCGGGAATGGGTATTGCAACCGAAGTTGCTACTTGAATTTGCTGATCAGTTAAGTACAAAGAGAAAAGAGCACGACAGACAAAAGGCTTTGAATGAAATAGCCGATGCCAAATTGTCATTGCGGGTACGTTCCAATCCAAGTAAATACAAACTCAAATCGGTAAACGAAACAGCAATCAAAAACGTGGTGTGTAGTCATCCGGCTTACGGAAAACGTGTGCTGTTACTAATCGATTTGCGGGAAGAGGTTGATCATCTATCCAATATGGTAACCGCCATCGAACACCGCAAACGCGCATTGGAAGGTTTGGTATCACTTCATGGTCAAAAGTATTTCAGCGTACCGCGTGCAGATGAAACAGGAACCAGACAGCTACAAGAGAATCGCACAAGACGTGTAAGTAGTCGCGTTAACAAGACCAAAAAAAGACGTGCTTGAAATGAATACAACAATCATAATCATTCTAGCTGTAGTGCCGTTTGTGTTACCTATCGTTGCATTTGGTATTATGAAATATGGCACGTTTGGATACATGAAAGGTAAAACACTAGCAAATAGATTAAAAACCGAATTCAACCCCGTGCGAAAGGACAAAAATGAAACGTAGAAAGACGCGATACAAACGTGGAATGGCTTCACATGGATCAAAACAAGCACAGAAGAGATCATCCGAATTGTACACCAGTCGTGCTCTAGCATTGCCGAAAAACGTGAGTATGATACAAATCAAAAGTGACGATCCCATACGTCTCGACATCTTGCCATACATGGTAGGTGCGGGCAATCCGTTTGCTGATCCAGGTGCGTTCTCTTTCGAGCGTACGTATTTCGTACACAAATCTGTTGGGCCAAACAATGACACCGTCGTATGCCCTGCAACAGGCCCTAAACCATATGGGCTATGCCCTATCTGCGAACAAGTAGCTGTATTACGCGAAGACGTTGATGCCGATGAAGATTTTATCAAATCACTAAAGCCGAAGCGCCGGCAAGTTTTCAACGTGATTGATACAAAAGACCGCAAACGCGGAGTGCAGATATTCGATATTTCCTACCATCTGTTCGGCAAGCTGCTGGAAGAGTATTTGGATGATGAGGAAACGCAAGACCAACTTGAAGGCTGGTGTGAATTTGAAGGAGGTAAAACTTTACGACTGGGTTTGAACGAAAAAACGTACAACCGCCAGAAATTCTTTGAAGTTAGTCGAATCAATTTTCTGGATCGCAAACGTGATTATAACCCAGACCGTATGCTGAAGCAAGTTGTGTGCCTTGACGACATCATCAAAGTGTTGCCGTACAAGGAAATCAAAGAGTTGTTTCTCCGAACGGGAGAATCAAAATCGGAAACTTCTAATACAAGGAGTAAGAAAGTGAAAGCAATTGAGAAAATGTCCGCCAAAGAACTCAAGAAGTTCATCTACATGAATGACTTGGACGTAGATCCGGATGAGTTTGATAAACTCGGGGATCTGCGTGAAGCCGTGATGGATGAGGTGAGTGAGGCTTCCGCCCCAAGCGCTAAGGCCAAGACAAAAGCCAAGACAAAGGCCAAGGGCAAGAAGGCTAAGAAAGAGGAAGAGGAATTCGAGGACGAAGAGTCCGAAGACGAGGATGAATTCGAGGACGAGGACGAAGAGTCTGAGGACGAAGATGAGTCCGAAGATGAGTCCGAAGATGAGTCCGAAGAGGAAGAGTTTGAAGAGGAGGAAGAGGAAGAGTTTGAAGAGGAGGAAGAGGAAGAGTCTGAAGGTGAGGAAGAGGAAGAGTTTGAAGAGGAAGAGGAAGAGGAAGAGTTTGAAGAGGAAGAGGAAGAGGAGCCAGCACCCAAGAAGAAGAAAAAGAGCACGAAGAAAAAAACCAAGAAGAAAGGCCGAAAGTAACAACTGAAAGTCTAACTCAGCCGAACGAATACGGAATGCTGGGCTGGGATGCGTAGTCCTAGTCCAGCATTCTTTTTGAGATAATTCTTATGCACCATAAAACTGAAAAACTCGTCAAGCAGTTTTTTGCCACAGACTATAACCGCGTTGGTCTCAAGTACGGACTTAGCACGGGCAGCACCATGTTGAATCTTGCATGTAGTGATAATCCAGCTTATGGATTTGTCAAAGGCGGATACTACCTTATCGTGGGGGATAGCAAAAGCGGTAAGACATGGTTGTCGTTATCGTGTATGGCTGAGGCTGCACACAATCCACGATTCGCCAAATACCGTTTCATCTATGATAATGGTGAAGGTGGAGCTATGATGAACTTGGAAAAGTTCTTCGGAAAGAAAATGGCTTCCCGTATAGAACCTCCAGAAATAGATAAACGAGGAAATGCTGTTCACTCATATTTTCTGGAGGATTTTTACTATCACGTGAATGATGCGTTACAACAAGGACAACCATTCATTTATGTGCAAGATAGTGCTGATGTGTTAACGAGCCACGCCGAGGAAAAGAAGTTCAATGAACAAAAGTTAGCACATCGAAAGGGCAAAACACCAGCAGGTAAAATGACCGATGGCAAAGCCGCTATCAACTCCCAAGATTTGCGCCGTCTACTAACTCCATTACGCAGAAACAGCAGCATCCTAATCATCATAAATCAGACACGCGCTAATTTAGGTTTTGGTTATGCGGAGAAAACACAGAGCGGGGGAAAGGCTCTGACATTTTATGCTGGCATAGTTATGTGGAGTAGTGTCAAAGGCAAAATCATCAAAGCGATAAAGGGTAAGCCAAGACAAATAGGCACTTACTGCGAAGTGCGAATACAAAAGAATCGAATCACGGGGAAAGACCGCAGAGTAATAGTACCCATATACTGGAGTTGTGGGATTGATGATATTGGTGCTTGTGTTGATTTTCTGGTGGATGAAAACCACTGGGTTCAACCTAAAGGCAGCAGTATCATTACGGCATCTGATTTGGGCCTTAAGGGAAAACGTGAATCTTTGATTCGAGCTATTGAGCGTAAAGGACTCGAGCGCGATGTGCGGGAGACCGTAGCAGAAGTGTGGGCTGAAATCGAAGCAGCTTGTGAAGTGAAGCGCAAACCTAGATATGAATAATTCAATGGGACGAATAGGTGTGCTATGAAACGTATTCCGCTCACACAAGGTCAATACGCACTTGTCGATGATAAAGTCTACGTGAAACTTTCCAGATACAAATGGTACGCGTTGTGGAGCAAGCGTACGCAGAGTTTCTATGCTGTACGCGGTATCCGCCTGACAAATGGCAAACTTACAATAGAAAGGATGCACAGACGAATATTAGGTTTGAAATATGGGGATAAACGTCAAGGTGACCATATCAATCACAACACACTGGATAATCGAAGGTTCAATATCAGGATTGTTACACACCAGGAAAACCAACACAATCGACGAAGCAAAGGATACTATAAACAGGGACGGAAGTATCATGCCCAGATCAGAATGGATGGCATGCAAATATATCTTGGAATGTTCGATACACGTGCCGAAGCTCGCGCGGCATATTTGAAGGCAAAACGAATCTATCATCCATCGGCACCTATCCCGAAAGATTGAAGGGGAAACCTCGATATGAATAATTCCGAAGCGGTCGAAACAGAAAGACATTGTGGTACATGCAAATTTTCATCCCCCCTTAAAACGGGCGAACATGCCGTACCAATAGGCAAAAAAGGACTGTTATGCAATTGGGTATATGAACACATCATTCCAAGTTCAATGAACACGTACTCCACATTCATGTTTGAAGATCAAGGTATTTGTTGTCCATGTTGGAAGGAAAAAACATGAACCCTTGGCTGCTCTTGGACGTAAATTTCCTGTGCCATCGCGTACGTTACTCTATGCCAGCTTTAACCTACGATGGCAAGGCGACCGGAATCATTTATGGCTTCCTTCAAACAGTCCAATACCTAGAAAAGCAATTTGAGAGCAACCGTGTAGTATTTTGTTTTGACTCACGATACAATCTTCGCAAGGATATGCTCCCAACATACAAAGCCAATCGCAAAGTAGAACCGGCGGACGAAACAAAGCAGATATTCATCAGAGATTTTCGTTTGCAAATGGCCAAGCTTCGCGTTAAATATTTGCACGGTGTCGGTTATACCAATATATTCGTTCAAACTGGATACGAAAGTGACGATATCTTAGCATCTATAGCTCAGCGCATCCCCAAAAAACAAACCGCTATTATCGTTACGGCCGACCATGATCTATTTCAGTGTATTCAGGGCAACATTTCTGTCTACAATCCAATCCAACGAAAGACTACGAATCTCCAAAGGTTTTACAAAACATACGGAATCAAACCCAACCAATGGCATGAGATGAAAGCCATTGCGGGATGTTCATCGGATAACATCAAAGGCGTTCCAGGTGTGGGTGAAAAAACGGCCATCAAATATCTCCGCAAAGAAAAAATCAGCGGGAGATTATATGAGCGCATAGAACAGTTCAAGCAAACAATTGATTACAAACTCAACTTAGCGTTAGTAACGCTACCGCTTGACGGTACAATGCGATTCAAATTGAAGCCTAATAAGTTCTCCAAACGTAAATGGGATAGGCTTGTGAACAAGCTTGGTATGTATTCTTTAGATCAGAATATACAAAGCCAAACGTAGTGTACACAAATTATCATTATGAAAGGAAACATCATGCCGAAAAGAGACAAAACAGGACCGCCAAGTGGTTCGCAAGGCCCGCGTGATGGCAGAGGCGGAGGTAAAGGCACTGCTAAGGGTAAAGGCACAGGCAAAAAAACAGGGGGTAAAAAGGGCAGTTAACAATGTCTAGGCCAACATTTCCCCGATGTGTCTGAAATCGATTAACCGGCCATCGGGGAAATGTAAAGGATGAAAAACCAATGAAGGAATCGACTAGATATAGGAGGCAAAAAGGCTATTGGTCCCCTAATCTACAACGTATCATGGAGGCAGCAGCAGCAAAAGTGTTGTACCGACTACGTGACTATCGTGGTTTTGTTACTAGGGATGATTTGGTGTCAGAGGCGTGGTTGGATAGTGGGAGATATGGTTGCCCAAAAACTGAGAAGAAGCAATATATATGGTGCATGTTACATATTTGTGCTGCCAAGAAGCGATTAGAAAAACGGAACAAACCGTTCAGTATATTACCGGCCCCTATATTTACATCATTGGATTTAGTGGATGAAAATAGTGATTGTTTTGTAGAACAGGCTCACGAAGAGGATGTGTTAGAAGCAGAGGATTGTTGGTATATGCTTATCTCTTGCTGTGATACAGATAGGGATTGTGATATATTACGCCATAGACTTATGGGTGAGACGATGCAGCAGATAGGTGATGTGTATGGGATATGTAGGGAGCGGGTGCGACAGATCTTATGCAAAATAAAAAAACAGTATGATGAGATAACAAAGGAAAGGATAGAGGAAGACTGGTGACTAAGAGAAAAGGGATGGGCAAACAAAAAGGCAATGCTTTTGAACGAAAAATCAGCAAGCAACTATCGCTCTGGTGGACTGCGGGAAAACACGACGATATATTTTGGCGAACGGATACATCTGGCGGCAGAGCAACGGTACGTAAAGGCAAGCGGACGTACGGCCAGCACGGAGACATCTGCGCACGACACGAAAGCGGAACGGCTTTAACCGAACTTTGTACAATCGAATGTAAGCACGGGTACGTGAAAGACAGCCTTGCTGATTTGATAGACCGCCAAGAACGACAACGACCTACATACCTCAAATTCATCATGCAGGCTATCGAGGAAAAACGTTCAGCAAAAACTCCATACTGGCTGCTAATAACACAGCGAACGGGCCGCGAACCTTTGATAGTGTTTCCGCATGCGATGCTAAAGAAACTATTATGGGATGGGGATGATCCATTCGCTGACTTCATTCCAAACTTTAGACTGGACATTAAAATTCCAGACAGAAAAGAAGATGTATGGATTTGTGGAACGTCGCTATCTGAATTTGATCTGCGGGTAAACCCGAAACTTTTCATCCAACTCCACCACAAATGGAAACGCCACCTATCCAGAAAGCACACACGAAATGACTAGATATGAAAAACTCAAGCAGTTAATCGAGCAATGGACACGCGCTGAGATACTGGCGCGGTACGCCTCTTGGGGCATGCATACTGAATGGGGTGACTATTTTCAACAAGCACTTGAATTGCAAGGCAAGATACGCAAGTTGGCGTTAGGTAGCGATAATATACTTGAGTTGGGATACAAGTGGCGTTTGATTCCGGAACCTGAAGACGTACATACAAAAGTTGTTAGTTTAGACGCAAAGCGAAAAAAGAGATCCGAACGAATGCGTGTCGTCCATTGTAAGAAGGAAGACTACGATGTATACATCGGACGTTCATCTAAATGGGGCAACCCATACCGAATAGGTAAGCATGGTACTCGCAAAGAAGTCATCAACAAATACCGCCGATGGATCTTGCGTCAGCCGAAACTTTTGAACTCATTAGATGAAATTCGTGGTAAGGTGTTAGGTTGTAAGACGGTTTCGGAGCGTGACACTGGTCAGGTGTTGATTGATTTGTGTATGCGAGATTCTACCAACATCGGAGATTTGAAACCCCAACGAAAGAAAAAACCTCATGCTAAAAGGCATTAAAATTTCAAACCACAGATCGAACCACTCCCTCAAAATCGTATTCAGCAAACATGTAACTACGATCTGTGGTGAGAGCTTTCAGGGCAAGAGCAACGCTTTGCGAGCAATCAAATGGGTAGCTCGAAACAAACCTACTGGCACCAGCTTCATCTCATGGGGGCATAAACAATCTTCCGTCTTACTCGCAACAGACAAACATCGAGTGCGTCGGACTCGCAGCAAATCAAAAAATACATATGAGATAGACGGACAGGAACTACATGCATTTGGAAATGGTGTGCCTGATTCTGTACAAAATGCTTTACGTTTGTCCGAACTAAACTTTCAAACCCAACAAGAAATACCACATGGTAGCGGCCCTTTGTTTTGGTTTGCCCTTTCATCGGGTGAGGTGAGTAGACGACTGAATGCTGTTGTCAACTTAGATTTGATCGATCGCATTCAAACCAATGCCCAAAAAAAACTACGTACCGCACAAACGCTTGAACACGAATACGAACGAATTGTTGAAGAAGAAAAAAGCCAATCTGAACAACTAACCTATGCAAAGCAAATGTTCCATGATTGGCAACCTATACATCAATCGTATGATAGTATCCAAAGAATTTCAAAACAACGGGATGAATTGAAAGAACTACTCACAGATGTCCAAAATCAAAAACAAAACGCCGTAAAGATGAATAAAATTCTATTGGCTTTACAAAAGGACCTCACACCACTTGAAATTTTACGACAAACGATAATAAAAACAGAGAACAGATATGATAGTTTGTGTATAGCGATTCAAAAAGCCCAACACTTGCAAAATGTAATATGTGAATTGCAAAAACGAAAAGAAACAACAAAGCAGAAATACAAACAAAAGATGAAAGACAGGTGTCCATTATGCAATCAAAAGACTTAGAAGTTGCTGCTATATTTTGTAGTGATTTACACCTGAGCCTCCAACCACCAATCTACCGATCTAAAGAACCTGATTGGTTTGAAGCCATGTCACGACCTCTGTGTGAATTGCGACAGCTACAAGAGACACATCAATGCCCTGTTATATGTTGTGGTGATGTATTTGATAAATGGAAGGCTGAACCTGAATTGATCAACTTTGCCTTGGTACGTTTACCCGAACGGTTTCACACTATTGCTGGGCAGCACGATCTACCAAATCATAGTATTGATGATATACAGAAAAGTGCATTACGCACATTGCATATAGCGAATGCATCACAATTATTCAACACATCCCACTCTTCCCTTTTCCCCCCAGACTTCGGACTGCGATCAGCTCATTACGGAGAATTGTTGCCCAAAATTTCAAACAAACAATACACAATCAATATAGGTATTCTGCATCAATACAATTGGATACCCGCAAGTAAACATCTGAAAGCAGAAAAGAAAAGCCAAATAACATCGAGACGCAAAGAATTCAAATCATACGACTACATATTTTGTGGAGACAACCACATACCATTTTGCAGAGAATTCAAATGGGGTAGCACCTTTGTAAATTGCGGCGCTATGATGATCCGCAAATCCGACGATAACTTCATTCCCAAGTTTTGGTTACTGGTGCGAAGTAATATCGATCAACATCGGTCATTTCGCATTGTCCCTTACAAAATCAATACCAAACACGATGTATATTGGAAAGATCCGAAAGTCAAAGAAAACGAGCACGAACCTTCTATCGATGACTTGGCTGATTTCAAACACGAACTAGAAAAGTTAGGTGAAAGCGGACAAGATGTTGTGGCTGGAATAAAAGCATACATATCCAACTTACAAAATGTTTCAAGCAAAACTACAAACTTCATTGAAAAGATTTTACATGAATGCCAAAACCAATAAGCTGCAAGAAGTCCTACAGCTTTGCAAATTACTATCTGAGTTGGATCGAAGCAAAGCTCGTGCTGAAGGTTCACTAGATCAATCGATGCGCATGTTACAAAAAGATTTTGATGTCACATCGATCGATGAAGCTAAACGGTTACTTGCAAAAATGAATACAACGTTGGACAAAAAGAATCGAACATTTGAAACCAGACTGGAAAGATTCAAACAGCGATGGAAAAGATATCTGTAAAATCAATCGACGTAACAGTTCGCAACTGCTATGACGAATACACGCAAGGTGTAACTCAATACATCCGCGCAAAGAAACAACACAAACAAGCTCGTACCAATAGGATTGTCGCAAAAAAAGCCCAAACCATTTTACAGCATGCCTCCGAACAAATCCAACGGGAAGCTCACAAACGAATCGCATCTACCGTTACAACTTGTATGCAATTCGTATTTGGTGATTCCTATTCCTTCTGCATAAAGTTTGCGCGTATGAGGGGCCGAACCCAAGCTAATTTACAATTGCTCAAGGATGGAAATGTAATCACTGATCCGGCAAATGAGGATTCGGGTGGTGTATTAGATGTGGCTGCATTTGCATTGAGGCTCAGTTGTTTGGTAATGCACAAACCCGTTTTGCAGCGAGTGCTTATTTTGGATGAGCCTTTCCGATTTGTATCTGCTAAGTACCGCCCACGTATTAAAGGACTCCTCATCAGATTAAGCAAAGAGTTTGAAGTGCAAATCGTACAAGTGACACACCAACCAGAATACATGATAGGAAAGGTAGTAGAACTATGAGTGTAAACTTCATTGTGAACAAAGGATCATTTCGCATTCTACACATCACCAAAAATCCATTGCAGCTAATCGAACGTTGTGGCCGCACGGCATATCAAAACCAAGATAAAATAACCAAAGATTCAGCCAAAAAGTTCATCCAAATGTTAATCGCGCGCGGACACGAATCAGTTCTTGAACATGCTACGATGACAGTTCAATTCAATAACGTTAGCAGAGGATTCACACATGAGTTGTCGCGACATCGTTTGTGTTCTTTTTGTCTTAGCGGAAAAACAAGACTTATCAGTCATCCAAACCTAAAAACTCATACACCAACAGGTAAATTTTGGACTATTGAACAACTTTACAAATGGCAAAAAGACAAGAAACGCAAAGGAAGGATAAAACTGATCCGATTACGCAGTATTGATAAGCATGGAAGAATTGTACCTGGACAAATAAGAAGAGTCTTATTCGCGGGCAAAAAACCACTATTAGAAATTCGATGCATCAGCGGACGTCATATACAATCTACCAAATATCATTTCTTTTTAACTGTGGATGGTTGGAAACAATTGAAAGATTTATCTATTGGTGATCGTATATTTGCAAATGGGTTGCCATCACTTCAAAATAAAGAATGGCTCGAAAGAGTATATATCAAAGAAAATAACACTTTAAAAGAAACAGCTCAATTAGCTGGCTGCTGTACTGGTACAGTTACAAAAGCTTTACGAAAGCATGGAATTAACAAACCCCTTTCCATGAGAAAGAATAGAAAACCTGGACATGGAATTCCTGGAATGCATGGAGCAAAAGGCAGGAAAGAAATCAGTTTACGTATGATGGGAAGTCACAACCACCAATGGAAAGGATCAGATATAAAAGAAGGTGCAGGAAGACAGAGAGCCCGCACTTTATATCCAACCGATTGTTGCTGGGGCTGTGGAACTGCCAATAATCTTGAGCATCATCATATGGATAAAAATCCAAAAAACAACACCCCGGCAAATGTAAAAATCCTATGTTCTGGGTGCCATAAATCTTTTCACTATAGCGAAGGACATACTGTAACAGTATTTTTAGATGAGATAGTTTCCATCAAATCGATTGGCGTTGCACAGACATACGATTTAGAAATGGA